CAAGGTATCTGTGATACTATCTAAGAACCTTCTCTCGGGACAGCAAGACCACTAGCCCTCACCGTTAACCTCTTTCCGGTGGGGGTTAGTGCTTTATCCACCGTTACTATAAAAGCCTTTACCCTTGAAGGTGATAGCGGGAGAAGACCACACTCGTTGCATAGACTTGTGGCAGTCAGTACACATAGGCTCTTCAATAGCAGCGTGAATAGACTGCTCGATATCTCTGGTGCTACCGCACTCGCAATTAAAAGAATAGATCACAGCTTTACCGCCTCGTTTATATCTAAGTAACCTACTAACTTGTAAGTCTTATTCTTGTTCTCAAACTCGGTAGACACTGGCATCACTTCTGTATACCATTCTGGTTCCGGTAGATCCATAAGGTCAAAGGAATAGATACCAAGTGGAGTAGAGTTGATGTAATACGGGATAAGATCACGCTCTGCTGCTTGGGTGATGAGCTTGCGATACTTAATCTCTTCGATAAGCAGGGTTGGATAGTGAGTCTGCCTGCATTTAAGTTCAATGTAATGAGCAGCCTTCTCGCTGGTGCAGTCATAACTATCATAGATCCCCGGACTCTTTACTAGGTCTGGGTATAGGCTGCCTTTAAGATAGGCGAAGAGGTCTGCCTCTTTCATTTCCAGGGAGTCTCACCGCCCAGGTTATCCTGCAATCTACGCAAGGCTACTGAACAGCGACGATCTGCAGTAGAGATAGCGCACTCAAGGAGTGCAGACATCTGCTTGAAGGTATAACTATCGTGATGACGGTAGCGCAACAGGTTCTGATCTTCTGGTTCTAGTAGCAGATAAGCCTTCTTGATATCTATCAGACTAGCAAGCAGCGTACCGCCTTCTGCTGGTGAAGAAGAACCTTTAGGTTGACCGTCAATAATCATTTCTTGCGCTTGCTCTAGCACTGTACCGTCAAGTACAGAGGCGATAACATATGGCAGTAGCTGACCCAAGGTAGCAGTCTGGTAGTACGCCTCATCAGAAGTCTGATAGCCGGACTTGTTAGCCTTCTCCTTGCGAGCATAGCGTTCTGCTACACGACGCATACGCCACGCAATCTTCTGCTCGTTATGCTTTCGCTCATCAGCATCTTCAACGTTAAGCATCTCATCGAAGTCATCAGTGCGAGTCATAGCCCAAGCAATACACTCTTGATAGATATCATCCTTCTCGACGAAGGCTTTGTATCTGCGGTAGACAACGTATGAAACAGACGGTGCCACCTCAAGAATGATCGGGTGGATATTACTCATCAGGCCAACTGCCATCCAATACCATCATTGCAATAGCACTATAATTAAGAAGATCAAGAAAGCTATCACGAAGTGATTCATTAGATGGACTTACCTCTGAGTCAATTAGATTGTTAATACGGGCTATCTTGTCCCACATACGCACACGCAGTCCGTTGAGTGGGCCACCCGGTGAACCAGCAATATTCTTTGGGCCGTAGTCGTGGTGCTTACGGATCAGTAGGTTGCCCGCTGCATCCATAATGCGCCATACATCTACAATGAACTCTGGATCTACCTTGTTGGTAAAGGTCGTATCGAGATAGTCTCGGTTTCCATATCCACTTCTAGGATCTGGAAGCCCATATGCTGAATAGTCTGTAGCATCATTTGCCATTCTTCTTTACTCACCTTTCGTTTCACCCACTAGCAAAGCCTTTGTTGCATCTGCACCGTAGGCCAAGTAGTAGTCGTTGATGTCTAATCCTGGAGGTAGTGTAACAATTTGTGAATTAATTATCTCGTTAGCGACACGCTTAGCAAACTCTGCACCGGGGTTAGATCCATCTTCCTTGACGTCGTTATCACCGACAACATAGACCGTATCGTAACCGTTAAAGAGTTTAGGAAAGTGTGGCTTCCAAGACTGTACGCCAGGTACTCCAACTGCTGGAATACCAAGCATCCCGCTAGTAATTACTGCATCTAGTTCACCTTCACAGATAACAATATAAGGAGACATAAGTAACACATCGGATACGTTGTATAGGTGTGCCTTCTGTCCTGTTGGCGAGCCATACTTGGGCTTGCCATCATCTATGCGCCGGAACTTAAAGCCTACGCAACCACCACCAGCAGTAATGTAAGGGATAGATATCCATCCATCATACATCTCGTGACCGTTGATTGGTTCAGTAACTGTGCCTAACTGGAAACGTGCAGCTACCTGTTCAGATATCCCACGTTCTGCTAGGGCGACCAGCACCTCTGGACTTACCTCTTGAGCGTATCGCTGCGCCGCTTCCAGTAGCAATTTCGACTGCGCGTTTGAGGCCATCCTTAAACTCCAAGTTCTCTATGATGCAGACAATACTGACTGCATTACCACCCTTACCGCAGGTGTGGCAGAAATATAAATTGTTATATGTATTTATTACAGCAGACCTACGAGTGTCGCTATGCAAGCAACACTTAACCGATACGTCTTGACCTTCTCTTACTTCACCACCGAAGAACCGAACTACCGGTGCTATGGGGATTGAGTTTGCATCAGTGCGACCTTTTCGCCCTTTACCCAACCTGTTCCAGTCTTGTGCTGGCATACGCATCCCTCGCACTTCTCGTGCCAGTGTGTTGCACGCTTTAGATGATTAGCCTTGTTCTCCTCGCCCGCTTTAAGGCAGTTTATGCAGATCACGTTGCACTCCTAGCTATGTTAGCAAAGGCTTGTTGTATTATCGGAAATATAGTTTTGTAATAATCATTAGCATCTTCAGTGACTTGAAAGGCTTCGATCTCCTGAGCAATTTGTTCTCTTAGATATCTGCGACCATCATCAAAGCCAGCATTGTAACCTTTATCGAAGGACTGGCTTCGCTCGTGCTCCACACCTAATCCTTTTAATCGTCTACGATTCTCCGGTAAGCCTATCTTTGTTACCATTACGCTTGATCCTGTTCCTCATCTGGTGCAAGTTCTACTACTTCTTCATCGGTGCTTAGTATCTCTGATGTGGTGATTTCACCTTCTGGTACTGGCATTTTCTTCTCCTTTATCCATTGTGCTAGATCTTGAATTACCCACGCTTGTTCTATGGGAGCGTTGCGACGCTTAACTATGACATAAGACAACGGAACTTCCCCAAGATCCCTAGCCTTAGCATAGTTAAACGCCTCAACTTGTGCTTCTTTCCAGAACTGAGGCAGGGTGAGCGTCTGCCTGTTCTTTAGTTCAAGGATGTAAGTTTCCCCTGCGATAACGGTGACGATGTCGCCTTCATCCTTAGCCCCAGCTTTAGTCAGACGCTCTGCTATGACACCCATTTTACGGAGCCACTTCATTACATCTGTCTCAAACTGAGAACCTTTAGTCTTGTTGTACTGACTCATCTACCAGTACAACTTTGTTGGTTTTGTAAACCATCTGTCCTTCTTCGTCTTTGACAATCTCGACAATGCCGGATTGGATCATAGCGTTGAAGAAGTTAGCCAAATCTACTTTAAGTATTGCTACTTCTCTTTCAACATCGCTCATTTTATTTCCTTATCTATTGTTGGACTACATAACCGCCATCATATCCAGCTATGACATCGTTTCTTAACATAACACCCCACGCATTTTTATCAGATATCTGACAGGCTGCGTAGTTTACGAAGAGCGTTGCATAGTTGGAAGCATCAGCAGTGTGTGGCCCAAAGCGGTTCTTTACAGCAGCTACCTTTAGTTCACCGTTGCTTGGATCATAACCAAGCGTGAGTATCAGACTAGGGAGTTGACTCACTTTCCCGTGAACAGATCTACGTGCTGGTGGTTTAGTAGTTGACCCATATTCTGACTGCTCAGAAACGTGGTGCAATACTATTACGCAGGCTTCTGTCTTACGTGCCATATCGTGCAGTTCCATCATTATCGCACGTAAGCCAGCCCACTCGTTGTCAGTTTCTGCTGCAACGTTCATTAAGTTATCTATAACTATCAGTTCAGGAGCCTCACCATATAACTCCACGTATGCTCTAATCTCTAATTCAATATCGTCTAGTGATGGTGACGAATCAAAGACCCATTTAATATGGTTAACTTTTCCAAAGTGTTTATCGTAGTAGTGCTTATCCTTAGATAAGTTTGCTTCTACTGATACCTGTGAATGACCAGATGCAGCAGATGCTGCTCTCATCATTACAGTTGTGGTGTCTGTATCTGCCGAGAAGAAAAGCGTTGACACGTTTGCTTTCATCGCATAGATAAGAGCGAACATAGACTTACCAGCGTTAGGTGCAGCAGCTACCATACAGACCTGTCCTCTACGGAACTTAATCTGTTGTGCTGATAGCGCCTGCCACACGTCCGGAAGAGGTGTTGCCTTGGTAAGCACACCTCTCCAAGCACGTGATAGATCAAGCAACGTCTTCCCCTCTCAACGTAATATTCTTTTGTTGACGAATGATTCGTCGTTGTCTTTCAGTTACCCCGCCCCA